CTATCCTGAGGGCAGAAAAGAAAGTGATTTTTGCAGGATATATGTGCATGTTAACATAATATAGAACACAACAAAAGCGGTCGAAGGCAGTCCTACAGCCATCAACTATCACGATGGGCAGAAAGGTAGAAAGATTTACAATTGAATATCGGGATAGGTGATACCGCTTATATGTTACCAAACAGGGAGCAGGTCACATCTGTCCTATAGCAGCAACTCTTTGCGCTTTTGGGCGCAATGTGTTGATACCGCTGTGATCAATTCTGCTCATATGGAGTAACTGGCAGAATTGATATTTACCAACGTGGTGATACGAATGTTGATTGATACATATGCAGCAAATGACCATACTTGGTCCACATGCGCTTATCGACTGCATCGCCAAAGTGTGTGGCTTCTTCAGGCAGGATGGTCTTCTTACGTTCAGATCCTTTGTCTTTCTCAAACTTACCATCCTTATCAATGACTTGGGTATTGTTCATTGATATTAATGTATACTTGCACTTCCTTCCATTGATTATAAACTTAGGGTAACGAGGGTCCTTACCTTTGAGTATGTTCATCCACATCAAATACTTGTCGTGTTGTGGTGGCTCCATGCCTTTGTGCACACGTGCCTCTACTGTCCACCCGTTGCGTTGAAAGCGCTCAATAGCCTGCTCATTATAACTCTTTGAACTCTTAGCAGATGGGTTCTTTGAATCGCCATATCTATCTCTGAAATAAATGATCTTTCGTGTAGGATGTGGCCCGTAATAGTTAGTCACCTTATCAACCAGGTCATCAATCATTACGCCTGGTGTGTTTGGCTTGACAAAGAATTCATTGATTGTACAATCAACAGTTTCAACGATCTTTGTCACAAAGTTATAGTTGCGCTCCTGACCAATTGAGAACAGCGCAATATGTGATCCCCAGTCGGGCACTATCTCCAGCGAACGGCTCGGATCACAATCTAAATCACATTTACAATTTTCATTCTCTAATTGTGCTACATCCCAATTGCTATCTTCTGCAACACCACGAATATAATCATCGTTATAGGCATCGTAATAGATATGCACCTGACTGTCTAAACTGTAATAGCAGTTCTCAATTTGGTCAATGATCCAGTTCAGGATCTCGACCATAAATGTGAGCAGCGTTTGTTTATCGTATTCCCGGATAATGTACGACATGCCCAAATTCTGGATATTGTCGAAAGCATTTGCCAATGTGAAAAGCAGCCCATCTTTCGAAACAAAAGGCGCTATTTTCTTCTTTAGCCTGACACATTCGTTCCAGATATCTTTGAAAAGACGCTTATCATCTGCCTTATAAGCTGCAATTAATTGCAACTGAAGTTTTACAATTCTATTCCAGGTATCGAACAAAGGAATACTTGCTTCCTCCATGTAATAATCGCCAAATTTGAGCAGCCATTTTTGTTCCTGGGTATAAGGCATCGACGAAACATACCTGAATCCGTGATGTTGTTTGATGCGTTTTTGCGATTTAAAACCAAAATGCTCTTCATTCCCGCGATTTGCCGGAGAAACCTCTTCGTCGTATCGTTTCTTATTCAGGGTTAATGCTTCGTCGACAATTTCACGGTCGAGGTTAGGACCACGTGACGATCCCAATCTTTCCTGCGAGAGCAGCATAAACCCGGTTCCGTTCGAAAATGAAATGAAGTTTTCGAATTTCGTCACCTTTTCGTAAGGCGAAATAAACGTTTTCAGCGGTTTTACTCCAATTACGTAGTCCTTGTCTTTTTCATAACCTAATTTTTCGAGGAGTTTTAAAGTTGAAGGTAAAGTCCTGGTTAATACCTGGCCATAAGTACGACCGGTAATTGAACTGATCGATCGCGGCATTGTGCGCACAATCTGGTTGATTTCCCACCCGATTTTGTACGATTTACCCGTACCGCGCCCCTCGATATCAACTTCGCTTTTGGCATCGTTGATAACTGACAGCTTCTGGGGTGCATTAAAATCGAGTATTTCGGTTATCATGATTTCATCATTTCTTCTGCATCCGCTTCATTGATTTCGTTGCCTCCATAAATTGCGCGACTTAATTCCCTGAGTGCTGCTGTAGGCAGATTCTGAAGATTATTCAAATCAACTTTCACCTGCCGGTTATCGTTTTGAATCAAAATATAGAACTGGTGTTTTTCGGTACGGTTTGGATCAGGCAATTCTTCGGGTCTTTCGCCAATCACTTTCAATAAATTGGCATGTGCCATTTCAATCACAGCGCTATCTTTCACTGTATTCCGGTTACGGCATCTCAGGATATTTGCCACAATGTCGTTGATTAGCCAGGTACGCCAGAAATCGTAATCGAAAGTATTCAGTGTATTGAATAACCTCACAGCCATGCGAAGATCTTCATAAGCCTGGCGCCGGCTGATATCGGGGTATTTTTGCTGGTGCAATGCTACCGCCTGTTTTTGGATCGGGTTTTTATCAAGCACTTTCGATGCTGAAATAATCCGCTCAAGCATCTCCTGCTTTTCGGGCGAAAGCGGTGAATTGTCAGGATCAAGAATGTGCGCCTTGATCAGTTCATATTTGGTATCTTCAAGTGCTGTACGGCTCATAGTGATTTACGTATTTATTTTGATCTTCGACATTCTCTGATATTCAATTTTAAGACTTTAATAATTTCAGATAGATAGACATGAATTCCACGTATCAGCATAAAATGAAAAGAGCAGCAAGATCCTGAAGCGCGTGTTCCATGTTTTTTTGAAATCACGCGCCAATCGTATCCCCACAAATAATTTTTTTCGATCAGGAGTTTCATTTTTTCGATTCCTTTAAAAAGTTCAACATCATTTGCTGCGACGGACTGCTTCCGTTCAATGCCGATTGTTTGATCGCTTTCCGCAATTCTATTTTTGATTTTAGCCTTCCTGTATAATAAGCGGCCACAATCGGGTTTTTCATATTTTTGCATTCAATAGCAGCAATAAAATATTCAGTATCATCGTCATTTAATTCAAGGTTTACTGCAATTGTTTCTGCTGATAAAAACAGTCCTGCCATTTCCTCAATTTCCTTAAGTTGTTCCTCGCTGAAATTCATTTTCAAGTACTTTTAAATCAAAATTAAAGACTTCCTTGTCGGTGAAAATCGTTCCGCGCTCGAGCTTCGGATTGTCGGTGGCGTTCTGGCTCGTCACGATGCTGATTTTCCAATTGTCGTTCCAGAGCAGTGCCACTTTTGCATGTACCGACATGCAACGGTAATTGAAGCTCGTGGCAATCATCTGGAAGGGTTTTGGACTCATCACCCTTACACGATTATCGAGTATCACCCTGAATGAAAGAATTTCGCCTTTGCTGATCCTGTTCTGGAGCTGCTCGATGCTTTTTGTGCTGAATGAATATGATGTCATCAGTACATTTACGGGTCCTGTTTGCTTTATCAGGTAGGAAATCAACCGTACCAGGTTAAAATTGCCCCAACTGTAATAATGATGCTCCCTTCCATTTTCGATCTGACCAATTGCTCTGGTAAGCGCTTTTTCGGTATCAGCAATAAAGAAGGGAGTACTACCACCCTTCTTTAAGCTGATATCTTCCACGTTGCCTTCACTTGATGGAGAAACGGCAATATCTTTACTTCTTAGCAGCATTCAGCGCCGACAGTTTCAATAACAATTCTTCAATTTTCTCAATTTCAGCATTCCGCTCTGCCATCCGCATTTCGATCTTTTTGCGCTTGGTACCTGCCGGCATCGGGTTTTTCTCGGGCAGACGTTTTTTAGCCTGGTAATCGAGAATTGTCTGATCTTTCGAATTAGAGCTTTGCAGGTTTTTGATCTGCCTTTTCATCCCGGCTTCATCAAGTGGTTGTTCCGGTTCTGGCTTTACTTCGGCTGGAAATACCTCCTTTTCGTTGGGGACGATTCCTTTTTTGTCGAATGCTTCCTTCTTTTCGAACAGAAATTCAAGCCTTTCGGACAGCGCTTTGATCACATCAAAGATCTCGGCACGCTTGGTGCAAACTGCATCTGCATTCGATTCGGGCATTTCGGCCATTACCGCGTGCATTTTATTTCGCTCCTGGAACAATTGCGCATATTCGTGAATCACCCTGCGAATAACTGCCGGGTATTCGGTGAGCGGTTTTGTTGCGATCGATTCCGCAGGATCGAGGGGGAGATCGGGAGAGGGGGTGAGAGGGAGAAGGGGTGACGGGGAGAGAGGGAGATCGGGAGCATTCATTAATGTTTTTCCAATTTCACGGGCAGATTCAACCAATTCAGATAATTCTTCACCTATATGATGAAGCTCTGGTTCCGTCACGGGTTCATCCTGTACATTGGAAATAAATGCCCGCCAGTTCGAAAAGTCTGCCACCTTTGCGGCTTTACATATTTCGTAGGACAGTTTATCATGGTTGATTTTATTTTCCCTCGCCATAAATTGGGATGAAAAATAAGATTTGCCTGAAATTGCAACCAGTAAAGCGATTCCGTCTGCGTAAATCATCCCGGATCTGATCCAGTCGATTACTTTGTTTTGATTTTCATTCATAATTACGTTATTAATTTTTTTAAATTATATTCCATTTTTTTGCGAAGTATTTCTGATTCCCCGCTTTTGAACATTGCAAGCAGGTTCGATCCGCTCAGGTATTTTTCGTACAATAAAACACCCTTTTGATAATTGCGTTCGCCTTCCACCCATTTCAGGATGTCGATGTACAAGTCCTCAATATCGGTAGTTTCCCAGGGCGATTGTTCGGGGAAATGCTTGTACAGCCATATTTTCAGCGCTTTATTAACGCCCGTATCACTGAACGATATATAAGCGCAATCGGTTAACCGGTCGTTCAGTTGCTCCAAAGTATAGTATTCGGCCACCATCTTTTTCTCGCCACACAGCAGCTTTGTATTTTCTGGAGAAACACAATTTCCGTACAGGCTTTTCATTGTAAGTCCAGGTCCTTCGTCCATATCGAAACGTGCCATCACTTCGGGGAAATGGTATTTGTTAAAAATGATGGGTGTATGGCAATCGAAATGCAGCGCCGGAAGTCCTTGTTTTTGCAATGCTTCCCTGGTTCGCTTTAACCGCATACGCCAGTAATTCAATGCAAAGTAGCTATCATCGAAGGTTGTCATATCTCCTTTGTGAAATGCCGGAATATCTTTTAAATCAACCTGTTTTAAAATCAGATGATCGTCGTTGATAAACAGAAAATCGTCCGACAGCCTTTTATCTTTGCAAGCCTGCAGCACTTTGTGTGCGATATTGCCATCGGCATTTTGCATCGGGTTATAAATATCGTCGACCGCGATATGGATCACTTCATTGCTCAGGAAAGCTGGCAGCATACCCACCACAAAGATCTTCCCCACACCAATACCATTCTTTGCAATGCTGCGGAGACTAAACCGGATCTCGTTGTTGTTCCAGACAGAGCCGGTACCAAGTATGTAAACTACGTCGGTCATATTATCGTTTTATTCCGGCAAACCGGATATCTGTATTTGTATAAGAGATTTCGAACCAACTAAACAGATCGAGAGGCAGCGCTTCGGCAATCATCTGTGCTGTAACATTGCAGTAATAATCAAGCGTTTTGGGACTGTCATCCGGCAGATGTTCGGTTGTTCCGTGTTCAGCTCTTCCGGTACCTGCAGCGGTAAACAATAGCAGACCTTTGTGATTTGTCAGCAGATACATTTTAACCAATGATAGGTTGTAATATCGATCGTGTTCAAGCATCTCTGTGCTGATCACCATATCAAAATTCCCATTAGCCTTGTATAATTGAACAGGTGTTACTACATCAACATTTTTTCCTTTGCAAATATCTATGCCGGTGTAACTGCACTTTTCGAACAGGTACCTGTTATTGCCGTTAATATCGAGGCTTCCGCAATCGAGCACTGCTTTATTGGTAAAGTATTCGGGGAACCGTTGCTTTACGCTTTCACAATATTTTATAACTTCTGCATGCATGATTTTTCAATATTTATCTTTTAAGAACCATAGTCAATAGCAACTATCCTGTTATCGTAATAACCAAAACTATCTGGCTTATTTTCTACCGGGACATTTTGCATAGCGCGTTCACAGGTATTTTTAGGGTGATAATCCTCGGATTCATTAGGCCAGAATTTTGATTTATCCATACTCTCAAAAATATCCTCTGAAACTATATCGCATTTTGGCATAATTAATAGTAATCCAAATGGAAGGTAAGTCTTTACAGGGCAAAGTCGTTCGTCATGCGATTTGCTCATTGCAACCTCTTGCATATTAGACAGCATTCCCAGTAAGAAATTTTTGTATTTTTTCAGTTGTGGAATCTTAACAGCATATCGCGCTGTCAAAATTACCATCCTTGTTCTGCCTTGTACTATTTTCATCTTCCGGGTCCGGGAGGATTACAAGGTCTGTTATAAATATGTCCGGGTCCTGTATTTCCTAAGTATTGAGGGGCAACATATTCCCGTTCAGCCAAAATTGAAAAAGATGGACCTCCATAAGATATTCCGTGAGCATCTTCTCCTGTTGATGGGGTTGATGTATTTGCAGTTGCAATAATTTTCCATCCATCTTTTCTGAGTTCTGCTATTTTATTCAACGCATTACTCGGATGTGTTTCAAATGTTTTTTGTTCCATAATCTAATTTTAAATTATTTTGTTTCAAAAACTCTCTCAGGTTGAAATTTCTTATAAAACTCAAAACTCTCTTTCCGCACGTGCTTACTTAGCCATTCGCTGTTACTATCATCAGTCATATATTTCGCAGGTTTGCCGTTCACAAGACCATTGTGAAAATTGCCAGGACAGAAGCCCTGTCCATGTTTAATGCCGACGGGACCATATCCATTAAAATTGATAAAGATCTTGCTGCACCAGTGTTGCCACAGGTGAACGTCGAAATAGAGCATTGTATCTTCCGGCCATGTGTATCTTTCGAGCGCCTTGGTTTTGAACCCGGTTAAAAACAGTGACGAACGCCCGGGGTGAACAGTTGTGCGGTGGCATCGCGACTGGAGGATATAAGTTGTAGTGTTGATCGACCCGACCATTGATGTATACTGAAGTCCTTCCATCATCCGCTCGATGTAATCATCCGGATAGTAATCGTCGTTCTCGATAATAAAGCAATATTCGAAACCCAGGTTCCGGGCCATCTCCACGCCCAGTTTAACACGCGGCACAATATCAACCACGCCAGCAATGGCAGGTTGGTCCATCACGAAATGCGCACATGCTCCAACAGTCTGTCTCTCCATCTGCCATTTACAGTGCGTAAGAAATTCCGGACGGTCGTTGCGATCGGGGGTAATCAGGCAAATCTTTTTATACAGGTCGGGTTTCATGTTCCATATTTATTTTGATGTGAAAGTAGATGGTAGAAAATTGGGCAGAAAGGACAGTTTGCGCGAAAAGGAGAGGGGGAGATTGAGAGAGGGGGAGAAAGGGAGAAAGGGTGATGGGGTGAGGGGGGGAATAAAAAACCCGGCGATTAAACCGGGCTTTCAAATCAAAAATGAAAAAGTAAAATTGAGAAAGAAAGGATGCTAAATTTTTTTGCGTTTTGCTTTTGCTTCAGGTTTAATTCCGTACAGCTCTGCTTTTCCTTCGGCAGTAATTTCGAGGTAAGGAAAATCGTTTTCGTAAAGCTGCTGAATTTTTTCGAGCGGGAGATCATCCCGGCTAAAATCAAGCTCACCAAAAAGGGCGGTGATCACCCTTCCTGGTCGTAGCTTTATGAATTTAAAATAACGTTTCCACATGGGATCCAATTTTATATGCTTGGTTCTGTCAGCGGAACATTACCTGTGTATACAAACACGTTGGTTGTTTTGTAGGTAAATTCAAGCGACAGTCCTTTGCGGGCTGCAGTCGTTTTGCCAGTACCCATGCCGTCGGGCGAAGCAGCAAATACAGCAGGACGAAGTGCATCGCCCATCACATACATCTGTCCGTCGCTGTCGATCACTACGAAAACAAGGTTCTCGTTTTTTGCGGCATTGATAAAGCCCAGTATCCTTTTTTGCATTCCCGGGTGGAAGAGCGTTAGGTGAGCGACAAATGATTTGCCATCGGTTTCACCCACCGATTCAATTTTGTATTCTCCCGTGTCGTCCGTGAGGTACATTTCGAACATCCGTTTGCCGGTTTTCATTACCAGGTCACCCGTAAGGGTGGCCGAAGCTTCGAGCGTAAGTGGTGTTGCAGGTTTAGCGGGGAACGCAGCCACATCGGCCCAGTACCCAAAATAAACTTTCTGTGTCAACCCGCCCATATTCTCCCCGTTCGGGAGATTTTTATCGATATCTGTAAAATCTGTCATAGCAGTATTTTTTAATCATTGCTCCCTGCCAACTTTCGCGACAGGGAGGATGATAGTTTTAGTTTGAGCCCGTTGGGCGGATGTTTGTCCAGACAGCCTGATTGATGCCAAAACCTAAGCCTTCGCTCCAGTCGGCCATTACGGCAACAGCACGTTTGGCTTCTTCGAGTTTATAGGTATTCTTGGTAATTGTTGCAGGCGAGATATGCAGGAAGTTTTCTTTCGGCGTACAGAATATATCATCTGTGCCTACCATACAGGCAAGCGGAACAACATCGAGTGGTGTAAAATCGATGCCCGATGTGATTTGCGAATCGGAAGTTTTATAGTAAAATCCCTGGGCGCGTTTATCTTGCATGTATTTTTTGAACCATTTCCGGCTCATAAACACGTTCATCTTGATTCCCTGGTATACTTCAGCAATATCGTCTGTGAAAGCTTCGACCTGGTCGAATATGGTTGCTGTCTCTAATGGGCCAATGTGCGAATTCGAATTGATCGTACCGGCAACAACACCGTCGTGTAACAGTTTTTTCAAACCATTCATACCTGTGCCATTAGGACCAGGAGTACCTGCAACTGGTGTCGCATATACACCTTTGTAATACTCGTTCAGTTCCATGTCCTGGTCTGTCTGATTGGCATAGTAAACCTCGATCAGCCATTTTACAAATGGCCAGGTCTTACGGTCAACTGATTGCTCTGTTAAGAATCCAAGCCAGGTGGCATACAATTCATCAGGCATAAACTCGTCATCAATTTTGAAACGAAATTGCCTGATTTCATTTGGCACGATAGTTACACCTCCTTTGGGAGTAAATGTTTTTTGGAACGGCTGAACCAAACTTTGGAAGGTTGCTTTTGCTAACCTGAAGATGGTGTCATCCGTTTTGATCGGGGTAGCAAAAGTTGTAAGCTCCCTCCCCTGGCTGAGTAATTGCAGAATCCGCTTTTTATTCTGCCCGGCATCCTGGTAGTATGCTCCATACTCGGCTACGATAGCGGTGGTTGTGATTGACATGGTATTTGAAAAAATTAAAGATTTTCGTCAACAAGTTTGTTGTGAGGAAGATTATTGATGGTTTCCCAGTCCGCTTCCGGATCGGTAACGATTTCATCCTGTCCACCCAGATTAAGGAGAGGGGTAGTACCAGGGCGCGCAGCGAGTAGACTACGAACCGCTTCGGCTTTGGCTTCGGGGGTTTCGGCATTTGCAATGGTGGGGTCGATCGCGTTAAACGGATTGTAAGCCGCGGCAATGGTTGCCTGGGCAGTTGCCAACGATGCAGTTGCGGTGTCGCGTTCGGTGGTCGCATTTTGCGCCTCCACAACGAGCTGCTGATTTGCTTCGAGGCTTTCTTCAACCGATGCGAGTTGTTCTTCGTTCAGAAAAACACCTTCATCAGAAGCGATCAGCTCCGAAACATTCAGCACTTGATTTAAGTGTGCGAATTGTTTCATCTCTTTTTGGGGTTTATTTGTTTCCTGGGCGCCATCTTCGGTTGAAGTGGTCGCTTTAAAATTTGCAAGTGCGAGTACACGATCGATGGCTGTTCCAAAATCACCAATCGAATCGATCAATGTTCCTACCACATCGCAGGCGAAATAAGTCCGGCCTTTGAGTTGTTCGGGTAATACCTGCGGGCGGTTGGCCATCACGTCGGCTTTGAATTTTTCGTTGAATGGATTTAAGATGCGTTCTTTGGCCAGTTTGAAATTGAAACTATTGATAGCTGTTTCGTACTCCTCGTTTTTCTCTTCGCTCCCATCGGCATAGATGGTCACCGAAATTTCGCCATCCTCATTCGCGTCCGATTTTGATGAGCGACCTTCCCATACCATCATGGTACCAATGCAGCCAACCAGGTCCATTGCACGGCTGGCAATAATCTCTTTGGCATAGACGGCAATATATTCGGCTGCCGAGCAGGCCATCCCGTCAATCCAAACCACAATCGGCTTCGTGCATTTCTGCATGGCGTCCGTAAGTTCGACCGGTGCATTTGCCTGTCCGCCTCCCGACTCTATAATCATTATATGACCAATCACGCTTTCATCCTCGTCGGCCTTTAATAGCCGGTTGCCCAATGTGCGGGTTCCGCGTGGACCGCACTCCTGGTCGTGTTTTAAAATGATACCGCGGATGGGGATTACATTGATGACTTTCTCGCGCGATGGTTCGGCTTCGGGTTGATTGTCCTCTTCGGATAATGGTTCTTCGGGTGATGACCACATCCTGATATCGCGCGTGGTAGCCGATAGCTTAAAGGGTTTTTGATTTTCAGGCTCAGTTCCTTTCTCGATCTGAAGGCCATTGAACAACCCACGAAAAACAGGATAGAAGCTGTTTAGCGTCGTTGCTTCGATCTGCCATGGTGATCCAATTAGATCTTTTATAAAGGAATAGTTCATAACTTGCCTGTTTTGTGGCAAGTTTAGCGCATAAAAAAGCCGGTCGAAAGGACGGCGACCGGCGATACAAGCAGAAAATAAACGCTTTAAGCAAACGGGTTCTCAATAAACACCGCACGTTTGTGTTGAAGACCGGAAAACGACAATTCGTAATGACTTAATGCCACAGCTCCCTGGCCGGTACTCGATTTTGATCCAAATCTCAAGGGAACCTTTGAAGTACCAGCAAGTTTATAAGCGCCATTACCATCGAGGTAAATCACAATGTATTTGCTGCGACGTTCCATATCGGCTATCTGTGCGAGGGTTTCGGGGGTATCAGCCGGAACGATGGCCGCGATATCTACCTTATACGAAGAGCCTGCAAAACTTTTTACAAGCTCTTCGGTAAAGCTGGCAGAGTCCTCTTTGATATAAATATCGACCAGGTTGGTATCCGAAAGGATTGTCGCCTTTTTTCCGGCGATTGAAATATCGGCCGGTGGAATTGCCCACAACCTGATAACTCCACCCATGTTATCGGCCTGTTTGTTGATTGATTTCATACTATTTTGGTTTTACCGCAAACAGTCCCGAAACGGGGACTACTTGCGCATATTTTTATTTTAAATTTGTGATTGTTTTTCGAGTGTTTTGGCTCCTAAATCGGAAATAACCCCAGCATTGTTCATATTGATCCGGATCAGCCGTTCGAGATGCTGGTAAGCGTATTCGTTTAGCTCGATATCGTTGTTATCGCGGAAACGGTAAAAGTCTTTCTTGATTGAATCGAACGACCAGTACTCCTCCTCCATTTTATATTGCGTTTGGAATTTGGCGATCGATTTATCGACGGCCATCCCGTGACAGACATACGTGGAAACAACGGTGCGCATCAGCAGTTTTACATTTTTCTCGAAATGCTTCCCAAAACTCACAATATCGGTTTTCGACAGCTCCCAGCCATGGCGGTAAAAATCGCGGTCAGAGATCGTAATTTCAACCTCCGCGGTCTGACGTAAAAGTTCGTTTTTGTACATGTGATTAGCCTCGTTGCAAGGCTTTTTCAGCATGCGTTTAAATAACTCGTTCTCGCGCGGATGATTGCGGAAATCGACCGGCGATCCGTAGTTGTTTTCAAGGTATCGTTTGATGTATGGCTTTACAGGAACTGTTACGATGAATTTCATGTGTTGGGGTTTAAGGTTAAACCCCCTGGCGGTGAGGACACGACAAATATAACTATTTATTTAGTCCGGCAAAATAAAAAAATCAGTTATTACTTTTTTGCATGTAACCAAATTAGGATATATACGTTAAGCAGATAGTCATTATTTGTGGGTAATTACATTACAGTGTGTGTTGTTAACTATGGTTTTATTTTGACAGTTTTATATTCATCATATAAAATAGTTTTTCTTTTCCAATGTAATTTGTTTTTATATTAGTTTGAGATTAAATGAATTAGTTTTCAAATTTTTAAATTAAATATTATGAATAAGATTAGATTTATTGTATTAATTCCTTTGATGTTAATATTTCAATGATGACAATAAAAATTTTAGACAATGAAAAAGCTAATTACATTCTTGAACACAAAATTCGGACTTTGGTTGATTGGTATAATATTTGGGTTCGTAATATACCCCTTCGCACAATTTCTTCAGAACCAATTTAAAGATTCTAAAGAAAGGTCTGAAAGAATTGAATTAATTGACTCTGAGATGAAAGAACGGATTTTTCAGTTGGTTTCAAATATCATTCGAGCTCAAGACAGCATCAATATAAATAACCCTGAGCGAGAAAAATATGAGATCAAATACATTTGGTTCGCTTTTAAATTGGCTCCTAGCGAAGTGAAAATTGGAACTAGAAGTTTTAATTACGAACTCAAGGACCATAGTACACTTTCAATCCTAAATGAATTGAAAAAACTATTGAAAGAGCCAGTTGAGAAAGAGAGAATCAATCAAGTTATTGATCTAATTCAAACTGACGAAATAGTTCCCACCCAAAAGCTCTATGAAAAAAAGGATGTGGATCAACTTAAAATGAGTATTAACGATAAAATTAAAATAGAAAGGTGGCAATAAATTAGCCCCTTGCACAAACACAAAACTATTGTTGGATTTTATTTATTTTCCTTCCGCTCCCTGATGATCTTCTGCAGGTTCCTGATTTGTTCTGCCCGCTCTTTCGAAATTTCAACCTTCCCGATCCCTGGGAAGGTTGCTGTTACTGTTTGTTTTGGCATCTTGATTTATAATTTATTAGCAATTAATTTTTTATGATATTTGTGTCGTTTCGGCTCCTGCCATTCCCCTATAATTTCGCTGAAACGCTCGATCCGTTTACCTCCAAACGAATGATTGATTTTCATATAGATCGGGGCTAGCTTGGCAGTAATAGCCGCATAAGTTTGCTTTTCAAACTCGGGGTGTGTAGCTGCCAGGTGTTGTTCCAGGGCGCACATCTGCACAAACAGAAGGTCCAGCTGGATCTCTTCCGGGAGTACTCGCGTAATGTGGCAATAGGCAATTGCGTTCATTTTATTAGATTTTTGATAAAATTTTTAATTTTTCCACTCTTGGCACCCATTTTACTTACTTCGCTTACTTCGCTTACTTCGCTCGGGTTAACGGTTTGAAGTTCAAAACCGTAAAAGTCTAAAAACAGCGAAGTAAGAAATATCAATTGTTGTAAAATTTTAAAATCGAAGTAAGGCGAAGTAAGGCGAAGCCAAACGAAGTAAGGGGTTACTTCGGTGTTTTGTGAGGCTATTGCAGTATATATCATTTATTTAAAGTTTATATATTTATTAAAAAAGTACCGAAGTAAGCGAAGTAAGGGTTATAGGTGCTTTGTGTTAAAAATTTGATATTTTTTGCTCGATTTTTCAAAATTTTTCTCCTATCCGGGTTTTTATTACGGGGGGTGCGGGGGGTTTGGCAAAATCAAAATGCCAGATTTGTTTCAGGTGAATCTGAAGGGAAATTAATTACACCTCCGGCATCTGAATTTATTACACCTCCGGCAGTATCGGTTGTGCCAAACATCAGTCCTGTTTTCGATCCGTAGAATACCAGCGCCGTGGTTGATGTCCGCTTCTTTTCACCCTTCTCGTTCTCTTCCTGCTGCCCTGTTTTTGGGTCGATTTTCTTGAACGAGAATTTCTTAGTCTCGCACACAAAAGCGGCTGAATTACGCAGGTAGTAGTCGATTGTCGAGTCTGGAAGCGGCTTTTCGCCTTCACGCAGGCATTGCGATTTGTAAAGCGAGTAAACCCGGCTTGTGGTCATGAAAAAGAATTCGTAAGCCTTGTCGAATTTCTTTTCCTCGGTGCCCCACGCTCCGTTTTCGTAAAACACCCGCCTGAACGATTCGGTATATTCAACCTTGTAGTCACCATCCTCGTACAACATATTCGAACTGATCAGGTATTGAACCACTTTCCAGAAATTTCCCAGGTCGTCGTTTTTCTTCGTCTCTTTATTCTGTGCTATCATCAGCCGCACGGCAAGTTTGATGGTCTCGTGTTTGTCCCAAGGCAGTTCGAGGTGTGTTTCGAGTGTCGAGAATGCAGCGAGCGGAATCAGCCAGTTGTTGAAGATGCGCGCCTCCACCACATCGCTCTTGAGGAATTCACGCATTTTATCCTGCACCAATTTCACATTCTCCATGTATTTTTCGATGAAAATGGCGCGCAACCTCAATATTTGATGTGTAATATGTGTGAGTCCCCGTTTTTCGATCTCTTTCAGTTTATCGAACTCTTCGATCTCTTTTTCGGTAAACTCGACCTGCGTAAAACTGAGGAATATAAACCGAGAGAACAGTGCAATATCGGCCGTCGCCATTTGCTGACCGGTGAGTACAATTGCCTGGTCGACCGATGTGGTTTCTTTTTTTTTATCCTTGTCCATGTTCATCCGGGTGCGACCCACGCCATCCCACATCCCTTTCAGGAATTCGCGTTTCTCCATCTCTATGTCGTTTCGATATTCGTCGATGTGCGCGATGGCGTTGCAGCTGGTTGCCACGTGTTCGCCCAGGGCTGCTTTCGATGTGTTGTGGACGTTGGGCGCTTTGGCCAGCATCCCGAAAAACTGTACAAGGCTTTCGGCACACGCCGTTTTCCCGGCTCCCTTTGGTCCAAACATGTTCAGTATCGGGAAAATCCCGAACCGGGCAACGATTACATCCCTAAACAGTGCTGCGAAGTAAAAACAGAGCGCGATTTTCGCATTGTCGCCAAACACTTTTACAAACTTCTGGGCATACTCTTTTAACGTGATGTTCGATTCCATGTGTTTAAATTTTCGTTCGAATTGAAATAAGTTATCTTCATTTTTATAAATGCTCGAAAATGCGGGGATGTAATAGTTTCGTTTGTCGTGTTTTACAATGCCGTAGCTATCAACTTTTGTAAATTCGGCGTTGAAAATGCCATTTCCCCACGCCCAGAAACCTTCCTTTTGCCACCCCAGTTGTACAATCTCTTTGCACGATTCAGTCTTTTCGAATAGCCAGCGTTTCAGCCTATTCAGGTCGGTTTCGGTACCATCGAACCAGCAGCGGGGTAAACTCTCAAGGTGTAGCTTAAAAGCCGCAAGGCCGATCATGTCTTTTTGCGGGATTTCCACAACGCGCGTCATTCCCGAAGCGTTCGAAACTTCGTAAAGCCGCTTGGCATTAATGGTACTTTCGATGTGGAAAATAGGGGTCAAAATAAAATTACTGCGCTGTATAAAAGAATCTTTCGCTTTGAACCAGTAACAATTATTGCTGATGTAAAACCCCAGATCATCAGCATCGGCCAGATCGATCCCGGCAGGAATCACGCGCCGTTTTTCAACAGGTGCCTTATCGGCAACGATGGTTTTAACGTAATCCTGCCACGCTTTTTTTGGTTTGATAATCTTTGTAAGCTCCTCCAGATAAACTTCGTGGATGCTTGGTTCATCGTAACGCGTAATCAGCGTAGCGATGTCTTTCATAAATTCCGATTTAAACGCCGGATTCTTGCATTTGTCAATTCCTTTTATTGCACGGTTGATAATGTAGTCGTTCTGGTGCTTCTCCTTGAATTCATCAAACTTCTCAAGCGTATCGAACAGCGAGTCGGGATCCTGACCCTCGGTGATTTCCATCACCATCACATGGCATTGTTCCTTTACAAGCAGCTCGCCGTTGCGTTCAATGGCTTTACTCCCGGCTTCGTCGCCATCGTAAATCAGCGTTACGTTTTTCGTATAATTCATTAGCAGGCGGATCTGCTCCACCGTTAACGCGGTACCACAGGGCGCCACCACATTAAATACACCAATCGTGTGCAGCCGCTTTACATCGAAATTACCTTCAACCAGGTAGGCGCGGTTTTCGACCCTGATCTGTTGACGGGCTACATTGAGGCCATACAGTTCGTTTCCTTTGTGGAAAATCTCCGAATCCATCGAGTTGATGTACTTACCAACTCCTTTTTTATCGTGTATGATACGCCCGGCGAACCCGATCACCTTGCCTGTTTTCTCGCAGATAGGGAACATGATACGGTCGCGGAAGAAATCGTAATCCTCACCTTTATCGGCATTGGTGGCAATCAGCCCGGCTTCTTTCAATAACGAAACATTGATGCTGTTGGCCCTTGCCCACTGTAAAAGGGTGCTGCTGTTGGGTGCGTATCCGATCATCAGCAGGTCGTCATCCTGGATCTCATCAATTTTGAAATTACGGGTCGTGATATATTCTTTTGCAGTTTTGTTCTCGCGCAGGCATTGCTGGTAATAGGCAGCCACCTTTCCGCAAAGGATCCTTAACGCTTCCTTGTGGTGATATTCTTCGGTATTGAACTCCTTTCGGTCTTCGTTCCAATCAACCTGTAGGTTTAGTTTTTTGGCGCCGATTTTTAAAGCGTCCATAAACTCAACCCTTTCGTGCTCCATAATAAAGGTAATCGAATCGCCCGCCTTTCCGCAACCGAAACATTTAAAGACCCCTTTTGCTTCCGAGACTTTAAACGAAGGGGTTTTCTCGTTGTGGAACGGACAACAACCCTCGTGCGTACGGCCTTTCGTTTCGAGCTCGACGTAATGACTTATTACATCGACGATCGATTCTTTCAGCCTGTCTATTACTTCTTTGATTTGCATAACGTTAAATCGTTTCTCTTATTAAGACCAATCGTGCCGATGGTTTTTCGAACTCAGGGTCTGAAAATATAAGCTTCGTACGAAGCGTTGCCGCCGAAATTCCATAAACCTCGAGCATTTTCACTTCGAGCCATACGGGTATTTCTTCCCATTCGAATGTCCAGAAATGAGGAGTCACAATACCCGTCGTGATTGCCTGCGTTTTTGGGTTCATACATTTTACCGGCTGACCGACCGTTAATTCAACACCAGGTACCGGCTTGATAATATGAAAATAGGGTGAACGCGAACGTCCCTGATTGATCGTGATGATTTCTGGAGTTGTAGATGTGGTGGTGTCGGACATAGTGAGGTATTTTATTTGTTACCGGCAATTTTATACCATTTTACAAACCAAAGATTTATATCCTTTTCCTGCTCTTCGGTTAGCTTATCATAAAATGCAATGATCATTAAATGCAGTCCGAGTTCAGCCCGCTGAATTAAGATATACATAAGAAACACTATGGAACCCAGAAGCAAACAGTCATATGCTTCCATAAACTTGCCCCAAAGCAGAATATTAATCACCAACAACATGACAATGGCCACCCTGGTTAATCGTTTAAGGATTACTAATTTCCTTTGTATTTTTTCTAATTGCTCTTTCATTTGAATAATGGATTAATGATCTGTACACCATACTGGTAACGGCTTTGCAATTCGTTCACATGTTTGCTTTGCCTTGCTTTTTCAACCTCTTCTTGTGCAACTTCGATCGTCTTCAGGCATTTTGTCAGCTTGATGGTAAGGCCAATGTCTTTCGTGCGTTTGTGCAGGTAGTATTTTCTGCCATAGGTAGTTGCCATCGTAATACGCTGACCGATGAAGGGGAATCCGTGGTTCTTGCGGAACCAATTCAGCATTGAAAAGGCATCGCGAAATCCATCTTTTTCTGCTAAAATTTCCATCTGATCCGACGTTAAATCCATTCCGTTGATTTTTAAGAAGCAAAATGGACCATCCTCATTAATATAAATATCTTCCACCTTCATGCAAGCGCATTCGCCCAGGCGCTTTGGTCGCGTACGACTGCCATGAAATAGAAATAGCCGATCCCCTTTTTTAAATTTGCGTTTGCGCAACTTCCTGATGGTCGTTTTTTTTGGTTTCACCTTGTTGCGTTTGGCATAGTCCGGATCGAGCATTGCCATTACGCCGGGGACGAATTGTTGTTGAAATGATAGTGAGGGCATCGAATTATGAATTATAAATTGGAATTTCTTTAACCTTCTGTTCGAGCCATTCTTCAAATTCTCCCTTAATTGAAATTTTAGGGTAGCGCTGTGAACCTATATTCACATCCGATACATCATCACGCCTGATGAGGTAATGTTCAGGCATAAATTCACATATAATCAGGTCAACTTCATTCTTCTGAACGTTTTTACCAGTCTCTGATTTGTATAAACTTTCTAAGTTCATGATTACAAAATTTAAAACCCATTAAACTTGTCAATTTGATTAGCTACTAAATCAATTATGGATTGATATTTTGTAGACTCAAGTCTGTCATTTTCTGCCATATAAAAAGCGCCTGCAACAATGAGTTGACTAACAAAATCTTTCGATCTTACTTTATTTTCAAAATGCTTTATCCAGCCATCAGGCCACTTGCAAGCCTCCGTTTTACAACCAGTTGTCGAATTATATGCCTGCTCTCTGCAAAACTCAGCAGCTTGAATTAGTTGACCGTTTGAATAGTCTTTATCATGTTCAATTGACCATCCATGTTTCTCAATTTGTTCCTTTCTTTCTTGTGCAATTAATTCAATTCCCGTTTTGTTAAAATATTTACTCTCCGCATTTAGAGCTATTAATGCACCTTGATAAAAACCTGAATAAAAATCATTAGTGCAAGGTCTACATTGGTCAGCAATCATTTTTGCTTTTCCTTCGTTTTTCATAATTAATTATGTATTTGATTTATAAATAAACTTTCTCTTCAATAAATTGCTCTACACTCTTTTTCGTGGCTTCGATCAGCGCCCGGGCCATTTGTGTCGGGACCGCATTGCCTATCATTTTAGTCGCAACCTTGGCACTGTAGCCATCGAAATAATCTTCCGGGAATCCCATGATTGGACCCAGCTCACTGTGTGCCGATAGAAACCGCATTTTGATATCGAAGTAGAACAGATCGCCGGTCGCCGATACCAGGGCTTTTTTATTACGGGCGGTAAGGATTGTATTCATTGGTTTGTCGAGATCCTGATTTTGTGTTTCGGGATGGCCGCTCGAATTAAAGTAGGCCGATATAAACTGGATCTTCTCCTTTGTGGTGATAGCGCCCAACGTCGAATCGAGCGATTGATTATAACCTGCTCCGTAATGATGACTGATAAAACTTGCTTCGGCGCTAATTACCTGGTTCTTTGGCTCGGTGGTCATTGCTCCCAAAGGTTCGTCAACCGATTGGTTATTTGCTTCGGGATGGCCATTGCTATTATATTGCTTGCTGATAAATTGGGCTTTTGCTGTTACAAGTCGTTTAGAATTGGCACATGTGATGGTGGATGTAGGTTTATCAAGTGACTGCGCGGTATCATCCCTGCCGTACGAATCATCCAGAAAACTACATTCAACAGTTGCCAGCTGCTTCATTTGCCGGGTTAATTGAGGATTCAATGGTTCGTCCGGATGATTATAATTGTCGGTGTGACAATGATCAGTAATGAATTGCATTTTTTCGAACGAAACCAAAACTTTCGCTTCCACAGTCCCAATTGTGGCAATTGGCTGATTTATGGAGTGACAGTTGTGACCACTTCCGTGATAGGTCATCAGCATATACATTTCGGGGGCAAAGCGTTTGATGCCACCGGCAATGCGTCGAAGTGTATTTACCGAAAGCGGTTTGCGGTGCTGCTTCCTGATCTGCTCGTTAAATTCACGGCCAAAGATCGATACACCCTCATTTTCAAGGTTTAGGTAATTCCTGCAGGATACCCATTTCTTTAAACCTTTTACACCATCTTTATTGTGTGTTTGTTCGGGCCATTTGATATCAACCCCTTCGGCTGCAAAAATTCCGAAATACCTAAGCCTTCTTGTCGGGCAACCATGATCAGCAGCATTCAGAAATCTGTGTTCATAATTTGGATATCCAAGTGCTTTGATAGCTTCGATCCATCGGGTAAATTCTTCGCCTTTACGGCATTTAATCGGTTTACCATCATCGTCAACAGGTGCCCATTCAACAAATTCAGATACATTTTCGATGTGTATCACCTTCGGTTTGCAATGAACGATGTAACGAAGGATTTCCCAGCCAAGCGTATAGCTGCCGATTTCCTTATCACCGCCACCTTTGGCCCTTGAATGCTGGGTGCACTCGGTCGATGCCCAAAGGATATCAACCTCTTCGAGTTCCGAAACGTCCTGCGTACGGATATCGGCCTGGTAATGCTTCGTTTCGGGATGGTTTTTGGCATGGCATTCGATGGCTACTTTTGAGTGGTTAAGCGCCCAAACAACGTCAACATCTTCGACTGCCAATGCCCCGCTGGTTACACCTCCGCCACCTGCGAACAAATCGCCAAAGCGTAATTTTTTATTATTCTGAATGAGTCGGTGCATAAACTGGTTATTTATCGCTGTATTTTTTCATTGTCGTCATTACGTCGACCGTGTTAAACATGCACTTACGCCCAACCTGGATATAAGGAATGATATCATCGTTTTTGTAGCGCTGCGCGGTGGCAATACTTATATGCAGGAAATCGGCCAGTTCTTTAAGCGAATGCAGGTAGTTGTCTTTTTCGGGAGCTGCTACAGTTTTCTGAGCGGCCATCTCTTCGCGGATCACTTTCCGAAATCCTTCAGTTAATTGTTGAATGTCTTTTTCTTCTAAATTCATTTTCTAATATTTAAGTTGATTAATTAAAAGTATGTGTCCTGTTGTATTCGTGCTGGTACCACCAGTCGAGAATTGCATTATCCTTTTCTTTGGGTATATATCCACCATACTTATCTTCCTTGGCATCGTTCATGCTAATTTTCTGCGCCCAGATAAATAGAGCCATGCATATGATAGCAATGCAAAAAACTATAAGGACCACAATACCCAGCCACCCAATTCGCAGCAATATGATTGTTAGCATTATGAGGTGTGATTAAGATTGTTTTTGTGCGATTTTCCTTACTTTTTCGATGATCAGGTACGCTTCGACAATTGGCCAGAAAAGTAGTGCGAGGCAGATCCAGAATAGTTCTTTCATTGCAATCTGCTATTTATCCTACGTAGGCGTTTTGCTTAAAGGGGATAATCTGTCCGTTGGATTCAAGCATCAACTCTTTGTTCAGGTGTTGCGCCTGGTGCAGATCAACCTTTGCATCGAGGTGATCGTTCCAGTCGGCGGCAACAACAACAAGGTGAGCGCTGTCGATGTCCTTATACCTTGCATCGACTTCCTTTTTCCAGTTGCTCGTCTTATCTTTGCAGTGGCGCGACATATCAACCACATACTCATCGGGTTGTAAACTCCTTACAAGTGTTAGTAAATCCTTGTACTTTGGTGATTTATAATCACCGATAACTGCTATTCTGGTCATAACGTAAAAATTATAATTATTAAAATTCCTATTAATGCAAAAAATAGTGGCTTCGCGGCGTCGTTCTCTTTTTGATCGGGATGAACGAGGTCGTATTCTTTCATCCTTTCTCCTTTGTGATGGCATTCTCCATATTGGTTCCAGTTCACCTTGAGCAGTTCGCCCGACGATGCGGAAACATATCCGACAGCGCGTATTGGTTGCCTGGTATCATCGTCGTAGATAAAAAACGAAATGGAGAATAGATTTTTTGATTTAGTCGTTGCATTTTCGACTTGTTCAGTCGTGAACCTCGGCGTCCAGAACGCTTTCCATGCTTTTCTTAAATTCATGGCGAATAGTTTTAATCGAGTATAAGATTTTTGCGTTCGACCAGGTCGTATAATTTTTGATCCGGTTCTGGCCGGTGTTTAAGCTTGTCGATCCGATCTTCGAGCTGCATGATGGCGGTTACAATTTCATCTTTAATTTGAGGCGTCATTGATTTTGCTATTATCAGCTTTTCGTTATAAGCGCGCAACCCTGCACAAAGCAGCTCCGCTTCTTTGATGGTAAGCGTGCAGATAATGGTGGTATTGATTGCATTTACGCGCATACCGTCTGTTCTTGGGTGGTTTTAAAACACTCGGTTTGTGCTTGTTCGAGTGAAAATATCAGTTGGTCGACAAACGCACGATCGTCGATTGTTGTGCCGCTGATGTTAACCTTCGTAAGATAGTTGAGCGCTGTCTTAATATGAAATGCTTCGCGGGGTGTCATACCCGGAATATCGATCAATCCGGATTTTGTATTGACAAGTATACCTTGCCATTCGCGTCTTTTCACCGCATTGGTTTGTGCTTCGTTGATATCCTGTATCAACTGGAAGCAAAAATGATTTTCCTCGTGAGATGTGATGAGGTTTTTACGCGACAAATTTACCTCTGCCATTTTAATTTGCTGGGCTTGGGTAGGGTTTAGCCCGATGATGCTGATCGTCGACTTCAAAATTTCTACTTTCATAGCCTTTTGATTTTTAATTGTTTGATAACTTAGGTTTTGCCTCAGGGGTGAAAGATTGCCGTCTTTCACCCCGAATGGCTTTTTTCCCACCGCCAAGTGGGGATTTTATTCACTAATAAGAATGAGATAAGAACGTCGGCCTTACCCTGCCGAAGGGTGTTTCAATCGAAACCGGAGGGGACTCGAACCCCGATGTGCAACTAAAACTTTTTTCGTGCTACCGTTGAAAGCTCCTTGCGCCGGTCGTGTGCTCCCGGGGACTAACCGGGAGCTGCTTAAACAAAAAATGAACTTTACTAAAACCGGGGAATGCTCCCCAAACTATCTTATTTAAAAATTGGCCTTTGCCGGTCGAAAAGCGGGTTGGTTGGCTCTCCGTTTTTCTTTGTAAAAGCTTCTCGTTTTGCCTTAACCTCATCACTTATTGGCCTCGGTTCTAATGGCTGATTTTTCCATCTTTGCAAGGTTGCACACGAAGCAAGCAAGCAACCAAAAACGATTAATGCGATTAACTTTTTCATGATATTTGATATTGAAATTTAAAGGATCCCTAATCTGTGCGCCCGCAGTGCTATTTCGATGCGGTTATTCACCTGGAGTTTTTCGTGGATACGGGCGAAGTAGGTGCGGCAGGTCGCTTTAGTAATATTCAGGGCTGTGCTGATTTCTTTATCGAGTTTACCTAAAGCGGTTAATTTCACTACCTGAAACTCTTTTGGGCTGAGATGATCGGGGAGGAGACACACTTTGCCGCAACCGGGGCAATGGTTGATAAAATCGCAGGCCGGAGCATCGGGGTAAGTTTTGTTGCCAACCAGGTCAGGTTTTTCGTTGATAGCGCCATAACGGCAGGCCACGAATTTAAGTTCCATTTCTTCGGGAAGGATATATCCCATTTGGCGGAGTTTTACAATAACCGAGTGGTCCTTGTTCATCTCATCGCGGAAAATCTGGCGGGTTTCGGTAGGAAGTGCTGTGTAGTCGCTGGGGACTCCGCTTTTCAATACCCGAAGGTTATTTTTTGTATCGAGATAGATTTCGAATTTGTTCTCGAGAATTACTGAAATGTTCATAGCTGTTCAATTAATTGTGATAATTCACTCATCTTATTTTTATGGTTGGTTGCCATCAAGGCTGCTGCAGTTATTATCTCAATCGTCTTTATTGTTTCGCTATTCCTTCCAGATAAAGCTTTGTCAACCATTGAAATTGCGCACTTACAACTGCTTGCAAGTAGTTTTCGGTAGCCCGAGGGCAGGCTTTCTTTCAATTTATTTAGTTCATTTTTTGTCATCATTATTGCGTATTGTTTCTGTGTTGTGTTTGTATTACATTTGTGATGTTGATACAATACAAATGTATAGTATTATTACGCCACTTGTATCGTAATATAAATATATTTCTATAATTTAAAATGAATCTAAATAAAGGTAATGGACACGACTATGAATCAACGCCTTAAAGAATATCTTGAAGAGAAGAAAATTTCTGCTGTAGATATTTATTCGAAAATCGGGGTTTCACGCATGGTTTGGTCACAATGGATGAATTCGGGCACGCCAATTCCGCTATCTAGATTAATCTCAATAGTCGAATTATTGCCTTTACTGAATGTGCGCTGGCTGATGACCGGCGAGATTAAAAATGGTGAGGGAGAAATTGTAGAATCGCACCAGGGAGAGTGCGCTGCATGTGCAGCAAAACAACTTCAAATTGATGTACTGACAGATCACAATAACACATTAAAATTACGTACTGAAGACCTTCAAAGCATGATAAATTTGCTACAAAAAAAATGAAAGTGTATGTAAAAATGTATGGTTAATTTAGTATGTAATTGAATATTAATAAAATATAAATATTAATTTATTTTTGTAGCAAATATTTAATCATATAATCTAATGTTTAATCATTTTTTTTAAAAGTCTAAAACCCATTATATATAATTAATTAACGAAATAGCATTGTAATATATTTTAATAGATAGATTTTGATTTTCACCAAAACCGTACGTATTTTTTAAAGTTACATACAGCCGCAAAGATGAACTACTCAGTAAAATTTTATCCCGAAAAACGAAATGGCATTACCAAAAATGTGCCCGTAATATTATCGGTATCCTGGTCCGGTAACAGGCTTTTTTATTATACCGGCCGGCGGTGCAACATCGATGATGATCCGGCAAAAAGTCAATGGAATGCGGAGAAAAACGAATTGAAACGTAATCAGGTAGCGCACGATGGCAAAACATCCGTACGTTTTAACAACGATTTAACGAAAATACGGGCAAGTGTAAATGATCTTTTTGAATTGTACAGTGTTTCAAAATTGACACCTTCAGTATCACAATTGCGCAACGATTTAAAACTTAAATTAGGAAAAGAGATAAAACCAAACCCCGCCTATGGTTTCTTCAAAAGTTTCGATCAATATATAACCGATGGCCGTCAAAGTGAGAATCGGAAAAAATGCATTCGCACAGTTTATAACTGCATGAAAATATACGCCCCGGATGTGACATTTGATAGTCTGAATGTGAAAGATTTTAAACAATACTTGATTGATCAGAAAATGAGCAGCAATTCGATTGTCGAATACCTTTCTAAACTCAGAGCATTTATCAATTGGGCAAATAAAGAAAAGCTAACAACTGTTAAATCTTTTGACGGTTTCGATGTCGGGAGCGGAATTTACGGTGAACCAGTTTATATCACCGTTGCAGAGCGCGATATATTATTTTATGCAAACATTGAAGACAAATTCTTTTCAGAAATTCGCGACATATTTGTATTACAATGCCTACTTGGTTGTCGATACGGCGATCTAATGCGGTTTCGCAAGTCAAATATTCTCGACGGATGTTTGCAATATATAAACGAAAAAACTAAAAAAGAACAAACACGCGTAATAAAAGTGCCTCTTTGTGACAAGGCAAAAACAATTATTTCGCGTTATAATCTTCCGGATGATCGTTTGGTACCTTTTATATGGTTGTATTATTTTAATATTAATGTAAAAACACTTTTCAAAGATTTAAAAATAAATCGAAAAGTCTCAATACGCGACAATGAAACTGGCTTGGAAGTACAAGTTGAAATCTGCGATATCGTGAGTTCCCACATGGCGCGTCGTTGTTTTATCGGAGGCATGCATAAAAAGGGTGTACGAAATGAAATTATTGCATCAATGAGTGGACATGTTAAAGATAGTAAAGCATTTGTCCGGTATTATGCGATCGACAATGAAGAGCAGGAAGCAGCCATGAAATTAATTGAGTAGATCCACCGCCATAGATTGAAAAACCCCGGTTGCCGCCGGGGTTTTGAACTAACTAATCAAACTATGCAGAAAAAGAAAACTACAATTTATCTCGGATCTGGAGGGTACCACCATTTTTCGATTTATCGGGGACGAACCAATTCAATAATTTATAAAGATTTCCGATAATACTGACGGTTTTCGATGTCGGGATCTTTCTGGCTAAAAATTCATATACCACCGCAACGATTCCAAATACTGCAGTCAATGTATTTTCATCCAGCCATTTTGTTGCCGGTGTATCCGGTGTTGGTACTACGGTTTCGTCAACAGCATAAATCAAATCAGCTTGCACCTGGTTCGCTGTCTGCACAAATTCGGTTTGGGTAGAAGCCGGTTGATGAGTTTTGTCGGGTGGCGAGCTGCAACTGATTGCAAACAACCCGATCAGAAAAATGAATGCTAAAATGAATCTTTTCATAATCGTGAAATTTTATGGGTTTGTAATTAATACATGTCAAAGTTGGGGGTTTTCTTGCGTGTGCTAAAGGACAAAAATCTATAATCCGCTTCGAGGATCTTCGACCGCTCGAAGGGATTTTAACCCTGGCGTTCCCTTCGTCGGGCAATACGTGCGTTTTTACGGATGGCGCGGTTCTCCTGTCGTATCTCCCTGGCTGTTGGTTGGAGGGAGTCACCTTTTTCAACAGTTGAATTGTTGCCCTCTCTGCGTTGTTTTAGTTTGCCGATGCGCTGATTATCGTTGATCACCTGGTCAGGATCTTTCAGTTTTAGGAAAATCAGCAGACCGGCGATGATGCCGGCCAGTAATGTTGAAAGGTAGGTCCAGATCTTCATAATAGATTTCTTTGAAAATGAGGTGTGTCAACCGGATCTTTCCACCGTCCGCCCCACTTGTTCAATGGGTTCAACGATTCCCAAAAGTCGCCCATTGCTTTTGTATCGTCAACTTTGTAGGTGAGATTCAGTTTCCCAGATGCATCTCTTTTGAAAAAATTCAGGTCGATGGCCATACGGTCCTGGTGAATGCTGCGATCCACCTTCGATGCCCCGGTTTTCTGATAAAAATCCTGCTGATATTGGGTTCGATGCAGTTCGCCAGCTGTGACTACAAGGTCAAATTTATCAGCCTGCTGGATTAGTTTTGCCACGTCGGCCAGAAAGGCGGCCTGTTGTTCTACCATTGTCATTTGTAGGAGTTATTAAATTGTTAGCATTAAAAATTTTGAGCTGTTCTTGTAGCTTTTTATTCTCGCGCTGCAGTCCGCCCATTTGCTTTTTCAGCGTTTCGTTTTCGCGGCTTACCAGTTTAATCTGAGTTTCGAGATGGCAGTTTTCATTCCGCAATTCTTCAATTTCTAATCTTAAGCGATTCTCCATCTCGTCACTTAATTTGCGGACGCGATCCATTATCTTATTGGCATTGTCGATTTCCTTCGAAGTAATATCGGCCGCTCTTTTCCGCCTGTTGACAACCCAGGTGATGGCCGGCACAGCGATCGTGTAAATAATCAGGAGCAGGGTTTCTTCTTTCATGGTGTTTTATTTCAAAAATAGAAGGCGAAGTACTTGAAGTAAAGGACAAATATCAGAATGATCTGATCGCTTAAGGTAAATCAAGAATTGTCAATATAGCTTCTGACATACTGCTACCATATTGAAAAACATTTGTTCCACTGGTCTGCCACCTTATAGATATTGTGGTAGCAACATTAGGGGTGGTCGTTGCTAAATGTTGAAATGAAAGGTACTGAGTATTTGTATAGATATTCATTTTAGCTTTTCTTACTTTTACACCATCTTTAACTATCCATACAGTTACATCCTGAGCATTTGCTGTAACAGAAAAGGGAGCCGAAAATTGAATCATTAAATGAGAACCACTCGGAACAAAATTGGCAGATATAAGTGATGATTCCGTAGTACTTCCTGTAACATTAGAAGAGTTTAGTGCTTCAATATGATTATTCGTCCAAGTAGGAGATTCTGCTGTAATTGATATATTAGAACTTCCATCAAATGCTACTCCGTTAATTGTTCGCGGAGTCTGTAAGGTTGTTGCAGTTGTAGCATTCCCCGATAATGCCCCTATAAAAGCTGGAGCCGTTATCGTCCCTACAAAATAGCCTACGCCTGCATTAATGGTTTGATAAGCTGAGGCAGCCTTATTTGTAAAGGAAAATGCTCCATCAGATACTACGTAGCCATTCGTTGTTGCTAAATGACCTGATGCCTCAATATTTCCATCTGCTGAAATATTTCCTGCAGCTGTGATATTACTTGCCGCCGTAATATTACTTGCTGAAAAGGCAACATCAGTACGATTCAAATTTCCAGCGTGCCAATAATCAGAACGTCCATTTAATTGACCGGCATTGCTCGCTGTTGCAGCATTGCCAGTTGTATTCTGATTCCAGGTTGGCACAGTTCCCCCAATTTCACTATAATTATATGATGGTTTAGTACTTGCCTTCGCCCAAGCGTAAATTGTTGGATCCGTTTCCGTATAACTTGTTAAATAACTTCCTGCCGGTTGTTTTGCATTCCAATATGCTTTTTCTGTATCGGTTGTAAATCTATTACTTGCATCCTGAGTAATGATGGACGCAGGATGATTTGCCGGATGTGAATAATTTGTGTAACCGGCAGGATTTGAACTTGAGTAAGGAGTAAACCCTAAAGCCCCTGTCACTTGCCCTGATGTTATACCAGTAAGATAACCCATGGAAGTCCACGGAGTGCCTGTTACATATCCCATACTTGTCCATGGAGTTCCTGTTACATAGGTTCCCTTCAACTGATAAGTATTTGCAGCCCTTTGTCTACTCAATACACTAACATTTGTTGTATCTAAAGAAATAGTCCCCGCACTTGTTATAACTCCTCCCGTCAATCCTAAACCAGTACTAACACTGGTAACACCTGCTCCTGGTATTTGAGAAACTAAAGCTAATGTTCCACCGCTTGAAGGCAACGTCACATTATGGGAAGCTATGTCTGTGGGAGCTAATAATATAGTTTGCCCAGTGCCACTATGCAGGGTCAGATTAGATCCTTCCAACCATCCTTGAGTCACTATATTTGTGGAAGCATTAATTCCAGTTCCACTAATATTCCCTGCTGCATCCCTTCTAACAATCATATTCGGGGTTGCAGAATACGTTGCGCCATGAACATTTCCTGTAACATCTAATGAATGAGCTTTAGGGGCATAAGTATTAGCCGCTCTTTGTCTTGAAAGAATCACTGTACTTGCCGTATCCACTAATAATATTCCTGCAGTAACAATAGTACCTCCACTCAAACCAAGTCCACTTCCTACTGAAGTAACCGTTCCTGTATTTGCCGTAGCTCCTGCTGCAATATTATCCAATTTGACTTTGTCCGCTGATGTCATGAATCCGTCTACTGTTGTAGTTACATCAGCATGAGCCGTTCCTCCTGATCCTACATGTGCTATTGGGGTATATAATCCAGAATGATTCCCCCAACCATATGCCGTATTCCAATCTGTAGAAGTTCCCCCAGCGGCGGTTATTGTAGTTCCTACTGTCAAAGCACCTTGAGCAAATATATTTTGCGCTCTTGTATCTTGATATGTACTATTTGCAATATTTACAAACTTAAATTCAGAATCCGATTGAATCAGTCCAGTATTAAAAATAACATTAGTTGGAAAGTTAACATACTGTTTTGGTAATGATGTTAAGTCATATTCAGCCCCCATTGTTATGCCTGTAAAAAAAGTGGGCGTAGGATATGCTGATTGACAAGTTACTTTAATACTTATCCCATTATTGAAAGTTGTCCTATGAGAAATTGGTATATCATAAGTCGATGTAGCTGCATTCCAATATATATCCCCTATTGCAAATTGAGCAGGAGTTTTATCGAATGCTTCTGTAATTCTGCTTGTATTATTCCAAAGTACATTACCAGTATTTAGCCCCATGGCAAACAACTTTGTAAGTCTCCCATTGGCATTAGCCCCACCATAATGTGCAGTAATCTCTACTTCGATGGTCCCGGCAAAACCAATATTAGGTAATTGTATATTTACCGCGCGGTTTGCTAATGAACCAGTAAATAAGTAAAAGAATACTTTTTGCGAATACTTGCTATCATTAATTATACCATTTAAAGTAGAATAATCAGTAACAGTAAAAGTATTGTTAATACTAGTAGCCCCGCTAATACTCCCACCCGTCACCGGAAAATAAATACCTGTATGTAAGTGATCCCCATAAGCCGCTGTGGTATGAGTAATTCCAAATCCCGGAAAAGAAACCTCCCTAATATCGACCCCCAAAGTACAGGTAGCAATTGTTTTAGTCCCTAAAAGAGGAGATAAAACAATATACTCCTGTCCTGTGGCATTGTTTATTATTTTTGTGCTAATTGATAGATTGCTCCCAAAAGGAGTTACATCATTTATAACTTTCAGGATCAATGTTGGAGATGCTGAAACAAAGAGTACCCATAAAATAAACAAAAATAATATAGATTTTTTCATGATTAAAAAAATAAGGTTTGATTAATAAGAGTACTCAACTAAAATCTTATCATACTGACCAATTGTTGATCCAATACGGATTCGATTGCCCCCCACAATAATCCATTGTGTGGTTGATTTAAGAACCGATCCATTTACTGAAACAGTGATAGTCCCCACAATAGGCGTTTGGGATAGCGTAAAATGGTAATGGTTTACCGCAGCACTATCAGCCGTTGCCATCTCCATTTCATCCACCTTTGCTATTTTCACCAATGCCGCTGTTGCCGCTTGATTACCGTTCAGTTTATTGACGGCTTGTACAATATTATCCGTTGCAGCCACGGTTCCTGCGGCCGAAGAATAACCGGTTAACACCTTCCCAATCACCGCCGCATTCGTAACCGTTGTTGCATTCCCTACGCTGGTAACCTCACCGGTTAGATTGATGACAGTTGCCGCATTTAATTGTGTAAAAGAAGCCGTGGCTGTAGTCAGCGTAGCGGTGTTAATAACTCCTGCCGTCGCCACCCAGTATTTTCCGTCCGCAATATTATAAACCTTTGTCCCGATTGGAAGATTTACACCAAAAGCAGTTGTAGCATTTTGAATCCGCATATCTGCTACTGCGGTTAATTGCCCGAATGAATACCCACTCAAGAGCAAAAACACAAAAACAATCAATAATTTCTTCATGATAATTAATTTTGAATTTTTAAAACATCGTATAATTTGGGATCAATATATAGAGTGATCGACGTGGTTCCCCACCCCGTCCATCGCGAATTGTTAAGTAAATAACCATTATAAAATACCTGGGCAGTTGATTTTAGAGTAAAGGGTAATGAATAAGTATACACTCCATTACTCACCGATTGTTCGAAAAAGGCGAGTGCCTCTTGTTTCGCAGTCCATGCACTTTTTTCCGTGTCGGTTACAAACCTGTTGGAAGCATCCTGCGTAATTGCAGAGGCATTGTGGGAATGGTCTCCATTTGCTGCCAGTGTATGAGTTGTGCCAAATCCAGGAAAGCTTACAGTTGATGACGGCGCATAATTGGTGCTTACCGAAATTGTACCATCACCCGTAACGGAAACGCCGGAACCAATTTTTACACCTCCCAATACAGCAGATGTGGAATAGGGCAAAGTGTAATCCGTTCCGGGTATTTTTTCCCAAATGGTGCCATTGTATTGTGCTTTATCTCCAACCGCAAAAGTTTGTCCCAATGCCGTTCCTGCAGTAGTACACCTGTAATACCATCCTGTTGTTCCAGTTCCATTTGCTAGTGTTGGGGAATTTGTATTTGCATTCCATACACCTTTATACACATCACCCCCCATTGTCGAGGGATCGTTCATATATACAATATTTTTATTTGAATCGAGGGCAAGCCATTTCGATGGTATTCCCTTCGATAATAAAATAGTATCTATATTTATTTGGAACTTTTTATTATAATCGTCTATAATTAAGTTTTGACCGTGGTAATCATCTTCTGTTTTAGTTTCCCCAATTCGGATTGGGAACGCCCTTTTTTGATCAAATGGATAACTTAGGTACGTAGTTAAATATAATTCATTATTTGCACCTATACCTAAACCGGCTTGATAAGTATGTTGATCTGATTTATTATAATGCTCAAAACTGATACCGGCATTGCTTAACGCACTTGATTCCGTATAAAATTCATCATCATAGGTAGTCTTAAAAACCCCGGCACTTATTCTTCCATCTAAGTATACCCAATTCTCATAATTGTATACCATATTACCATAAATATCCCCATTATAAAAATAAGCATAGCCAGGATTTTCTGATTTTTTAGATGGGTAAGGTGCATATTTATACCCATCCCAATGTAATATATCATCCGATATGGATGGGATACTACTTCTTTTATACCAGTTACCCCATTGTCCGGTTATTGACCGGAACCTGACCGAATCAGTTGTTTGTTCAAAATAGGCAATCGAATCTTTTTTCAATTCGGTACCCTTCCAGACAAATTTGTCGCCGGCGGTCAGTTTTGTTGTTGCTTCAACCGTATATCCTTTATATGCCTGCGAATAAGCAATCATTGTAAACAAAAGGGCAAGTGCAGATAATAGAATTTTTTTCATGGCTAATTTTGTTTAAAATAATATTCAACTTCAACCCCTTCAAGGTCTTCGCTTTCGTCGATCGTGAAATTGAAACCTGAAGCGGTAATTGTCAGACCGTAATACAGCACATCCTGGTCGATAAATTTCCCGGGTGCGACTTCGACCACCCTGTAAACTTTTAAGTTCGACCGGCCAAATGGCACGCCGTTAAATTCCTGCGCAAATTGTTTATTTACTGTGCGTTCTGAAATATTTTTGATTGTGGAAAAATCTTCATGTTTTTCGTTAATAACGACATCGGGAGGAACCACCACATTGTTATGTTGATAGCGGATATCGTCGATTGCAAAGTCGATGTTATTGGGCCAGCTGCCGGCCAGCGAAATTTTGAATTTGTCAACCGCTTGTTTCGAGGGTGCAAAAGTGTACATTGGTAATGCCACCATTTGCCAGTTTTCGTTACCCGAATTGTAATCGTGCGATTGTGCCGGTGATATCAGTACCCTTCCTGTCATCACGTCGCCGAGGTACGCATCAATCAGTAACATCGTTCCCGGTAACCATTCAACCGAGCTTTTGAGCATCATTGTCAGGATTCCGCCCTCGACTGTAAGCTGTCCGGGACCCGTAAATGTGAGTACAATATTCGCCGGGGCATAAGTGGTAACCGCTCGGTTGGTTGGCAAAGTACGATCGTCGAATGCGCGAATGGCGCGCACGCAGAAATTATTGTTTTTGTCGCGGGTGTAGGCGGTGCCGTTTGCAAAACTGATAGCTCGTGCCCGTTTCCACGAACTTTCAGAACTCGACCAGTATGTTTTTGATCCAAAATTTCCAATCGCAAAGCGGTTAATATACATTGCGTTCAGCTCCAGTTCGGCTGGTAAAAAGTAATCGTTGTGCCCTGCAATTATCAGTTGTTTGCAAAATTTGATGGCATGTTCCCGCGCAGCATCGTTTGCAAGCATAAGCGCCGAGTTTGCAGCGCCGGTTCCAATTTCGACACCCTCGGCACCTGTTGTATAAACCGATACGCCCGAAAGCTGCGACCAGAATACATCGGTTGCAGCATCATTTTCGGCTGCTACTTCTCCGCTATGTCCGTCGTCGGCAAGCCAGAAAATGACGCCTCCCAGTTCATCGCTTTTGTCGCCGATGTGCCGTAGCGGAAATTCAACCGCTGAATCGGGAATAGCGATAGCGATTTTAATCCGTTTCGCACCATTGTAAGGGGCATCCGGATATTCGAAATCGACGAGACAGTTTGGATCGGCTTGTGCTGAAGTTTGCCATTCGACCACTGCCAGATTTTCGTCGTATATTTTTTCGAGTTGAACGTTTGATGGTTCCGTTGCACCAGCAGCAATGTAGATAGTCATTACCTCGAGCTCATTTGAGGTGATGATTGGGGTTGTGGGGTTAATGGCCGCGATACCGGTTTTTACACCTAAATTTGAAAACTGGTCGAGGTAAAGCATATCTATGCGTGCGAGGTTTGCGTCTGCCGGGGCAAGTATTAGTTGCTTTGCAATTGCAGTATAAAGAACTCCCAAAATCCGGTATACCATGTTGGTCGACTGGTAGGTCAATCCGCTTGTCCAGACCACCGTGCCGCTAATCAATTCGGTAGTTACATCTGTCGTTGTACCGCCATTTACGATGTTGCTGATATATTGTGCAATTTGGTTCCAGGTAATATTATCGATATTGGTTGACGCGGTGGCGCTTAACTTACCATTCAGGTATTTAATCGTTTTACCGTCGACCAGTCCGGGAAGCGCTCCGCCCCAGAGTTGCGCGAATGACAATACCTGCCACAGGTGCGAAAAAGGACTTTGGACAGCCATCAGCAGGTTGTCCGAGTATAGAGCCGCAGTCAGTCCCGACAGCAGCTCAGTTAAAAAAAAATCAGCCAACCCCTCCGGCGCTGGTAGCGGTGTGACGATCCGTTCGAGATTTAGCAATTGCGAATCGGTGCCGATCCGGTAAACAAATTCAAAGTCAGACTCATCTTCGTCGGTTATTGCAACAATTTTCGACGAGATAACGGCAATTTGTTTCATCGCACCATCATCGCGGATCAGGTATTTTTTACGCGACAGAAAAAAATCTTTAATCCACTCCGAACTGTATTTATCGAGAAATCCGGTCGACTGTTTTATTTCGGGTGCTTTCTCAACATCGTATTCACCAATTGAATCATTGGCATAAATAGCGGTTTTGTGCGACAGTTTCTGATCTTCTTCGGCCTGTCCGGTGAATGAAATTGAATCGATCGATCCCAACGTATTAAGCCACAAAAATACATGCTCATTTAAATTCGGGTTCCGCAGTTGGTAACGCTGAATGGACGTTACCCGCGCTGCATCCACTTCGTACCAGATATCCCATGCCACCACCTGTCCGCTGTGCCCTGCGCCGATCAGAAATGCAGAAACGACACCCCAGCTTGTATTGACGTAATACATATTTTCCGCGAAAAGGTCAGCATACGTAGTTTGAAAACTGGTACTGTTCGCATAATATGCTTTTATTTTGATTTCGCCTCCTTCGGTACCCGACCACATTTTCAACCATTCGGGTTGCGTTTGCAAAATAAATTTTTCCTGTGGCTGCCAGGTAAGAAAGTGCGATGCAAGAAACGATGTGGCCGTTTCTTGTAATTCATCTACACCCCCTTTGATTACCTTAAACTGGATCCCGGTACCACCATCGATTGTTGCAGTGAAAGTTGCGATATCGGAACTGGCAATATTAAGCACAAACAGATTATCTGGAATAATCGTGTCGAGCAAACGACTGACAATTTCTTTTATATCAACCGATACCAGGTTAGTGGTATTAGGCTGATATTTTTCGCTTAATACCAGGTCGGCATCTTTTCTCAATTCGAAAATTACCTCGGTTGACGAGGTAATTTCGAATGTTTTCAGATTTCCGGCAAATGAAAGCGTATCGGGTTGTTGGGTGATGGTGCTCATATCGTCAATGTTTTTCTAATTATCAGTCAATATTTTGCCATCGACCATTATCATTTCACCTTGGTGATAAATTGGCAGGTTGGTATGTTCGACCGGGATGGTTTCGATGTATTCGAAAGCGCCAATATCGGGTAGACCTACAATTTTGTTACCTGAAAAATCGGTTGTTAAGCCCACATTTGCGCCCATGTTAATTACCGGACTGTTACCATCTGGCTTATACTCTGTGTTTATTTTTGGATCTACACTTAACGAATGTCCATCTTGTCCTGTGGCTGATTTATAGGCCGAAAATGTTATCGAAGTATTTAGATTGTAAATCCTTAAAGCCCGTGTATTATAAAAAAGATTGTAGTCAGAAGTGAAAGTATTGGTTCCAATCCTGAAAATGTCATACGATGCCTGTTCATTTGAAATAATACAGTTTTTTATTGTATAATTTCCTTCGCCTTGTAATACTATTGCACCCCGTTGTGATGTGGATGACGAATTTGCGTCAATCACAGAGTTGAATAACTTAACATCGCAAACATACATTGAAGGGTTAGCGTCACTCGAAGGGTTTGAATAAAAATTAACTCCAGAACTATTTATCATTCCACCTGAAGCACCATCCTGATTCGAATAAATCAATAAATTGTAAGCTAACACATTTCTGGAACCGCTCACCCTGAAACCCGTTTGATTATTCCGCATAATTCCTCTTCTGACGATTGCACCATCAGTATCATCAATCCATATACCGGTTTCAAAGGTCCATTCTGTTCCCAGGCAATTGCTTTCAGATATGAAATCCTCAATAACGATGTTGTATGAAAAATTTTCAATTTGAACACCAGATGCTGCATTATCATGTGAGTGAAAATTTTTAAATGTGGCTTTCCTCACTCCCCAGGTATTAATCCCTTGGCGTAAATTGTGGTCTGTCTCAACACCGTCAACAATAATATTTCTGCTTATTGTTGCTGTATCTCTTATCGTCATTCCCGACTGTTGTACATTGATACCATCAATTGATCCATGTGAATAGCGTCCGCCAATTACGGATATTCCGTTCATCTTTGCGCCAATCAAAAGAGGATAAAGACCTCCGATAGATTGAACATTTTTTAATGTAATATCAGAACCCCAGTCTGTAACACCTCCTATGTATATTCCTTTGCCTGAACCCATGGCATAAGTAGAATATACCGGAAGTGTCGAAGTCATATTCATTATCTCAATATGATTGCAAGTTTCTAAATGAATATTTTCCTGAACAGCGTTTTGGCAATTGATTCCTGAAATACTTAAATGGTTTTTTTTAATAGCATATATGCAATAATTCCGTGTGGCTTGTGCGTCAATGACTACATTATCGCTTCCGTAATTTTTTAAAACAATCGGATTTCCCTCCGTGCCTGAAGAGGGGAAAGAAACAGATTCGTTATAAGTTCCTTCCTTCACAAAGACCGTATCACCGGCCAAAGCAACACTCAGGGCTTTTGCGATTGTGAGATAAGGCGAAGAATAGGTACCCGAATTGCTGTTGCTTCCAGTTTTGGCCACGTAACGATTTGTTGCCTGGGTATTCAAGCAAATAAGAAGAAGTAATATCGTGATGATTTTTACCATGCCGTTGTTGGTGTTTTTGACCAATGATTATCTTCATAACAATCGTACCTTGCAGTTGACGTAATTCTCCACTCTCCTTTTTTGCCTGGAGCAGTTGCCGATGCAGGAGCTGTGTCCCATTTGTTAAAAACATCCAATAATGAAATCGAATCGGGTTTAGCAGTGATTTCGCTCCATGCGGGCACATATGTGATTGGGCGGTATAACCCGGCATGATTACCCCAGCTTAAAACAGTGGCTATGTTGGCGATCTGTGCTGCTGTGGGGATAGCATAACCCGGGGATAATGATATTACGATGGTCCCACCTGTTGTTATAGGAGATCCGGTAACGGTTAATCCGGGTGGAACGGTGACCGCAACGTATGATACGGTACCCGAACCTGCATCGAGTATTATTGCAGCGAGCGAATCGAGGAATTGCTTAAATGGTACTGGCTGCATTTCCTTGTTGGCGTTTGGGACTTCGATGGTCCCTGAAAATCTAATATCGTTTGTAAATTCCCGTTTTTGGGTGTCGGGGTAATATTTCTGACCAAAACCTGCAAGGGTGCAGGATATAAATACAATAAGGGTTATAATTTTTTTCATATCTATATAAAATTGATTTCGACTGTTTGTTCTGTGCCGGTTCCAGGAATTGTGATAAAATAGTTATCATCCTCCGTTACGGGTGCCATGCGTTTATAATTAAGTGGCATACCATCTGAAGTAAAAACAGATATAAAGCGCGGTGGTGTTTTCTGCAAAGTGTCATAGTCATAATCGTCTGCCGGAATTACTACAAAAACGGGCGGGTTTAGCGCTAATGATGAACCACGTGACACGGTTACATCTACCTCTCGCGCTCCTGTACCGCTTGGATCGAAAGCCTCGGTGAATTTTTTTGTTGTAATTACCGTATGTATGATCCATTTCCCTTCGAGAAATGTCTGGCGCCATCCATCCGCGAAAATGATTAAAATATCTACCAGGTAAGTATCAGCTGTAATAGCAATATTATGACGCTTTATCGCAAAAATAAAATTGCTCCGGATCTCTATTTTGCTGTTGATTGTCGAGTATTCTGCAACAACCAGGGCGCTCGCTCTTTTACGTAACTGCATGTATATTTTGGCATCGGCCAGCGAATTTGCCGGGATTTCCGGCAGCCTGAAAACAACATCATCGTACGAATTGCCGTACCAGGCTTCGGGGAAATCGTAATGTTGAATTGGATCTGACATGTTATAAGTATTAAATACTATTACTATTCAGCAGCCCACGCGCTCTATGTGAACCTATTGACTACCTCGTCAAAACAGTCCAGAAAGGCTTACTGCTGTCATTATTAGGTGATCTGTATGCTTGTAAATTGGCCTTATCAATTAATCCCTGTCCGGTAGGAGCACCAGACCCGACAACTCCTGTCAGATCAATGTACCTCGTAGTAGTTGCCTTTGCCACATCTCTGTTTGCCCACATGTCTGCAAGTATTTGATTAATATTATTTGACGTAAGCAATAATCCGCGTAGGTCTAAATTATACAATGCACCTAAATTCAAAACATTTGGACATATAATCCCACCCGAGTTGGTCGCAATAACTACGTTTATAAACTTGTTGTTAATACTAATATCTCCAGAAAGCGCATTATTTCCTGCTGCGGAAAAAGAAACCAGAGACGGAAGATTATTTATATTGCCAGATAAGGTATTTAAGCCTGCAATGGAGAAATTTGTAAGTGACGTAACTACACCGATATCTCCTCCTAAAGATGGTGCATTAGCAACATTTTTCCATCCAGGATACGGTATATTAAATAACCTGTTTCTATCCATTGTAAGTATTGCTGGCCCCGTACATTTAATATACAATGTTAATGTAGTTGAAGTGGTAGCCAAAAACAGTTTTGTTGGATTAAGCGTTCCGGCAGCATCAGAATAAAAGTTTGCATTTCCACTTAACTTAAACGCAACGATAGCATTTGTAAAAACCGTCAATTGAGCAATGCCAGAGCCATCGCCCGTTTGTGTTAGCGTAAAGTCATACGATTTAGCGACAACCCCACCTAATCCAATAATCTTCAATTTGCTCACAAACAATTGACTCATCGGATATGCTCCTGCGGTAGTTGGGTGCAATAAATCAGCATAAAAAGTTGCATTTGTACAGTCGGCCAATTCGGGTACTGTGTCTGTATCTAAGATTTTCACTTCCGGAAATAAAACTAAGTCGTTTCGGAGCGAATTATTAAATACGTTTCGTTCTATTTCAAACTGTGCCGACCGTCCACCCTCCGTTGATGGTGTCATTGTGTATGTAAATATTCTTTTATGCCCCGCTAATATCCGTGCTTGGATATATGATTTTAATGCGTTATAGGTTGCAGTGCCGCTACCAACAGTATTATCTACATTATTTACACCATTGTAAATAATCAGTAAATTTTTATTTGTTGATGTTTCAACCACAATCTTACTATCAAGAGTTGCCGCCCTACTGACCATTGCTGCAATATTAGTACCACCAACGGCACCGTTATAATAACCCGATGTATTAATCCCATATTTA